GTGCATAAAAAAAGTGAAAAAATAGCTTGACAAAGCTTTCATAGTATCCTATAATATAGAGAAATATACACATTATGGAGTAAACTATGAAAGAAAAAAATATAAATCTAAAACCAAACGAAAACTTATATGTAACCACTTATGAAGATGGAGAAGTAGAATATATACCTTCTACACCAGAAGATAACGAAATCGAAGAAAAAAGATTAAGAAGTCTCGGAGTGAAATTTACTACTGAAATACGAAATGATTTAGTCAGAGAATTTGACTATTAAAAAGTAAAATAATTATGCCAAAATGTATGCATTTAGTACCAGGAATGACCAACCTGGTTACTAAAAAATCTAAGGTCAAAATCACCAAGGCAAAGATGGTCGAATTGAAAGAAGACCATAGACTTCATAATAAGAAATATAAAAAAGACCTACATCTAGCACCTCTCATGGTGATGGATTTTGACACATATATAAAATTCAGATTTGGCAAACTTAAACACAAGAAGAAAGATAGAGGCGAATACAGAGGCGAACCTATGATTAATAATAGAGTATCTGAAGTCAGAACAGAAACTAAAGTAGAACCTCATGTATGTGCGAAGAAAGAACCTAAAGTATATGATGGCGAAAGAAAACTTATCGGTATCGGCATGTTGCACAAATCAAATCTAGTACCTATCTTTGACAAAGAACATGCAGTAGATATTGCAAAAATGCGAAGATGATTTTTTTATTTAAGTTATTTGTAAGTGCAGTCCTATCATGGGTTGCATTTTTAATATTGGTCGCTATATTAAATGACTTCAACATTCTCAATCCTCAATATAATATATACTATTATCTCTCCACACTTATTGTCATATTAAGCTTGACTTTTTTTAAAAAGTAAGTTATAATCCTTATAAATAATAGTAGAAGTTGCCATAATGGGACTTCTATAAAACTTGCTTAACAAAGGAGGAAACTATGACGGTATTTAGTTCATTACATCCGTTTACAATAGGTTATGATGATGTATTCAAACATTGGGAATTATTGTTAGAACATCAACATCCAAACTATCCACCATACAACATTGTAAAGACAGGTGATTATACACATGTTATCGAAGTTGCATTGGCTGGTTATTCAAAGGCAGAAGTTGAGGTAATCCTTGAGGATAAAACTTTAACAATTGCTTCAACAGGTACACCTACAACAGACAAACCTAAAGATGTCGTTCACAAAGGCATTGCAAAAAGAGCATTCAATAGAAAGTTCACACTTGCAGAGGATGTCGTTGTAAAAGACGCTGTGTTGAAAGATGGTCTTTTGAGAGTGGAACTTGAAAGAGTTGTACCTGAAGAAATGAAACCTAAAGTAATCAAAATAAAATAAGCACTAAGTACCAACCAGCATTGACATTTCATGCTGGTTGGTATATAATTAACACATTATACAATTAACAAGTGAGAATATATTATGCAATTATCAAGTGATACAATTAATGTCTTAAAAAACTTTGCTGATATCAATCAGAATATCTTAGTTAAAGAAGGCACTACATTAACAACAATATCAACAATGAAAAACATATTAGCAGAAGCTGATATTTCTGATACAATTCCTAAAGAATTTGCTATCTATGATTTACCAGAGTTTCTAAGGGCGATTGACATGTTTCAAAAACCTTCTTTAGACTTTGATGGTGAAACACATGTAGATATCGCAGACGGAAATTCTAAACAGAAAGTCAAATACTTTTTTGCTGATAAGTCAGTCATTGTTGCACCAACAAAATCAATAACAATGCCAGATACATTTGTTTCTTTCACATTCAAAAGAGATATGTTTGAAAAACTAATGAAAGGTATTAACACATTAGGTTTACCTGATGTCGCAGTAATAGGTGATGGCACATCAATTAAAATGATTGCTACTGATAAGAAGAATAAATCTTCTAATACTTACGCTGTGGACATTTGTGAATCTGATAAAACATTTACAGCATACTTCAAGGCAGAAAACTTTAAAATGGTTACAGATGATTATGATGTTGCTTTATCATCACAAAAAATTAGTCATTTCGTGAATCGTACTAGACCAGTTAAATACTGGATTGCACTAGAACCAGATTCAACATTTTAAGTTTAACTAAATTGAGGTTTATATTATGTCCGACTTTTTGTGGGTTGAAAAATATCGCCCAAAGAAAATCAAAGATTGTATCTTACCCGAAGATACGAAGAAAACTTTTAGTGAGTTTTTAAAACAAGGGGAAATACCTAATCTATTATTATCAGGCACAGCCGGCACAGGTAAAACTACTGTTGCTCGTGCCTTATGTGAAGAATTAGGTGCAGACTATATTATTATAAATGGTTCTGATGAAGGCAGACAGATTGATACATTACGAAACAAGATTAAAAACTTTGCAAGTACTGTATCTCTAACAGAGGATGCCAATCATAAAGTAGTTATTATAGATGAGGCAGACTATACAAATGCTGAATCAGTACAACCTGCTTTAAGAAACTTCTTAGAAACATTTCATAATAATTGTAGATTTATATTTACATGTAACTACAAAGCAAAACTTATCGAACCACTTCATAGTAGATGTACTGTTATTGACTTTAGAATCGTAAATGGTCAAAGAGTTAAAACAGCAACAGCATTTATGGAAAGATGTTCTAAAATACTAGAAGATGAAGAAGTACCTTTTGATAAGAAAATTCTTGCAGAATTAATTCAAAAACATTATCCTGATTTCAGAAGGACAATAAATGAATTACAAAGATATTCTGTAAGAGGTAAAATTGATAGTGGTATATTGTTCTCTATGTCTGAAGTCAGTCATAAAGAATTATTATCATCACTAAAAGAAAAAAGATTTAACGATATGAGAAAGTGGGTCGTACAGAATCTAGATAAAGAACCAGCGTTCTTGTTTAGAAGTATCTATGATGTACTTTACAAAGCGTTATCGCCAAACTCTATACCACAAGCAATTCTAATAATCGCAGGTTATCAATACAAGGCAGCTTTTGTTGCTGACCAAGAGATTAATATGGTTGCATGTCTAACAGAGATTATGGCAGGATGTAAGTTTAAATAATGTATGAGTTAAAAGATTATTTAAATGCAATAAATTTTTCTAAAGAAAAACTTCTCGATACTGATGATACAGAGTGGGCAAAGAAGTATCCACCTTTTGTTATCAACAAGTGTTTGTCTATGTTTTATGACTGTATTGCACAGGCAAATGAGATGAATGGTTACCACTTCTTAGATAAAGATGTTCAATTTAATTTTTTCATAAATAGTATAAGGAAAAAGAAACGATTTGGTGGTAAGTGGCTAAAACAGAATGTTTTAAAAGATATAGAGTATGTCAAAGAATATTATGATTATAGCAACGAAAAGGCAAGAGAGGCCCTATCAATACTAACCAAAGAGCAAATTGAATTAATCAAATTATCAATTGATAAGGGTGGGAGAAGAAGAAAATGAATGATGAGATAGAATGGAATCCAGATAAAATGCTCGAAGTTACAATCAAACAACCTGATGATTTTTTAAAAGTAAGAGAAACTTTAACAAGAATAGGTGTTGCAAGTCGTAAAGACAAAACACTATATCAGTCATGTCATATACTACACAAACAAGGAAAGTATTTTATTGTACACTTTAAAGAGTTATTTGCATTAGATGGCAAAACAGCAACACTATCAGAAAATGATATACAAAGAAGAAATACAATTGCGATATTGTTACAAGATTGGAACTTAATTGACATATTTAAAAAAGAAGAATCGGAAAATAAAGCACCGTTAAGTCAAATAAAAGTTTTACCTTTCAAAGAAAAGAACGAGTGGACACTATCGGCAAAATACAACATAGGCAAAAAAGTAGAAGATGAAAGTACCGAAGTTTAATGAATTTTTATCAGAATCTAGTGATGAAAAATACAAAGTTGTAGTTCTAACTAGAAAACCCGAGCAGGTTGGTGTAAAACCTGTCTGTGCTACCTCAGCAAGAATTGATGAAGAAGCCAAAAAATTAGGAATAAAATGTTATGTTTGTTTTATTGATGGTGCATATTTAACATTTGAGGATAATGTTCGTACAATTCATAATCAAGATGATGAAAAAGGGTTTCCTATATCTTCAGAAGATACGATATTTATTGTTAGAGGTGGTGTTAATAGAAGGGAAGTATGGAAAGATTTATTAACACAAGTAGAACGAGCAGGTATTGCATGTGCAAACACAAGAGCATGTATGGAGTTATGTGCAGATAAATACATGACCTCATTAAGACTAGCAGACGCTGGTTTAGTTTCACCTACAACAGTATTAATACCTGATGTTAAAAGTGCAAAAGTTTCTTTTGAAAAATTAGATACAGATTATCCTGTAATACTAAAAACAAATTCAGGCACAAAAGGTGTAGGTGTTCTTTTTGTAGAATCAGAAAAAAGTTTAGAAGGTATGGTACAATTACTTTTTAAACTTGATGATGAGATTGCATTAATATTACAGTCTTATGTTGAGACTAAATTTGATGTTAGAGTTATGGTACTAAACAATGAAGTTATAGGCAGTATGAAAAGAATGATAGTAAAAAATGATTTTAGGTCTAACTACTCACAAGGTGCAGAAATTATGGAATACAAATTAAGTGAAATAGAACATAATGCTTGTATAAGGGCTGCTAAATTAGTAGGTGGTTCGTGGGTAGGTGTTGATTTTATACCAGGCAAAACTAACAAAGACTTACCATACATATTAGAAGTAAATAGTTCACCTGGCACGAAAGGTATAGAACAGGCTACAAAAACTAATGTGGTCAAAACTTTATTAGAATCATATAAAGACAAAAAAAATTGGTGGAAAAGTCCTACATTATGTGGTGTTCATGAAACTTTTGAACATGATATATTAGGCAAAATGATAGGCAAAATGGATACAGGTAATAGTAATAAAAGTTCTGTAATTCATGCTGATGAATATAATATAAAAGACAATACTGTTATATGGTCTCTTAACGGCAAAAAAATAAAATCTAAATTAGTAGAAATGAAAGATATAAATTTAGGTGGGTTTAGAAATAGAAAAGAAACTAGACCAGTAATAAGATTAGATTTAAATTTTCAAAACACATTATATAAAAATCTCTTATTTACATTAGATGATAGAGGCAGTAAGACACCAATATTAATTAATAGAGAGTTTATGAAGTTATGTAATCTTGCAGTAGACCCTTCAAGAAAATTCATATTAACATCCAGCATTGACAAGTAAGATTTTTTATAGTATAATTAAATTATTAACAAGTGAGGTAAATTATGGCAGATGTGAGACTATTTCGTTTGACAACAGGCGAAGATATTATAGGCAATATAAAAGAAGGTGATGAAGAAAGTAATACGATTACTTTAGAAAAACCCTTTGTAATTATTCCACAACAAGAGGCACCAGGTAAACCGGTAACTCTAGGATTTCATCAATATATTCCGTATGGTAAATGTGATGAAGTTGTTTTTAAAAACGAAAATATAATTACTAGTGTTCAACCTAATGATGAGTTGAAAAAAACTTATCAGGCAAATACAGGCGGTATAGTAGAAGTAGAGAAACAGTTGATTACTTGATGAATTTTTATAAGAACATAATTGAATATAAAGGTAAATTATTTGTTCGTGGTATTAATGAAGGACAAGAGTTTCAAGAAAAGATAGATTTTCAACCAACATTTTTTACATTAACAAATAAAAAATCTAAACATAGAAATCTACAAGGTCAATATCTACAACCTACAAAGTTTGATAGTATCATAAAAGCAAGAGAATTTAGAAAGACTTATGATAATTCTAATTCTCCTATCTATGGTATGGAAAGATTTGCATATCAATATATTGCAAATGAATATCCAGAAGAATTAGATTGGCAGAAAGATAAAATTAAAATCTTTACTATTGATATTGAAACAAGTTGTGAAGAAGGTTTTCCTGATGTAGATAATCCTGTTGAAGAAATATTATGTCTAACAGTTAAGAATCAAACTAACAAACAAATTATAACATGGGGTACAGGTGATTTCAAAACTGATAAAGAAGATGTTACTTATATAAGATGTAATTCAGAAAAAGAATTGATAAAAGAATTTATGTCTTTCTGGATGAAAAACTATCCAGATATTATTACAGGTTGGAATTGTAAGTTTTTTGATATACCTTATTTAATGAATAGAATTATTAAACTAACTGATGATAAAGTTATAAGAAATTTTTCACCATGGAAGTATGTAGAAAAACGAGAAGTCATTGTAAGAGGTAGACCTAAAACAGTATTTAATATTATGGGTATTGCAATGTTAGATTACATTGACTTGTATCAAAAGTTTATACCAACAAGACAAGAAAGTTATAAACTTGATTATATAGGTAAAGTTGAGTTGGGTGTAGGTAAAGATGAAATGCCTTATGAAACTTTTAGAGAGTGGTACACAAAAGATTTTCAATCATTTGTAGATTATAATATTCAAGATGTAGAAATCGTTGATGGTTTAGAAGATAAATTAAAACTTATTGAATTGATATTAACAATGGCATATGAGGCCAAAGTAAACTATGATGATGTATTCTCACAAGTAAGAGTGTGGGATGTTTTAATTTATAATTATTTAAGAAAAGAACATATTGTTGTACCAGAAAAATCTGAACAAATAAAAGATACAAAGTATGAAGGTGCATATGTAAAAGAACCTATTACAGGTATGCATGATTGGATTGTATCATTTGATATCAATTCACTTTATCCTCATTTGATTATGCAATACAATATATCGCCAGAAAAAATAGTAGGTATGAATCCAGAAGGTACATCTGTAAATAAATTATTATCTAGAAAATTAAATCTTGAACACTTAAAAGAAAAAGATGTATGTATGGCACCGAATGGGGCGACATTTAAAAGAGATAATGCAGGATTTTTACCAAGACTATTAGATAAGATGTATCAAGATAGAGTTGTCTATAAAAAGAAAATGATGGAAGCTAAAAAACTTCATCAGAAAACTAAAGATGACAAATATAAAAATGAGATTGCAAGATGTCATAACATTCAATGGGCAAAAAAGATTGCATTGAATAGTGCCTATGGTGCTATCGGTAATCAATACTTTAGATATTATGATGTAAGACAGGCAACAGCGATAACATCATCTGGTCAATTAGTTATCAGACATATTGAAACTGAAGTAAACAATTATATGAATAAGATTTTACAAACTGAAAATGTAGATTACATTGTGGCATCCGATACAGATTCTATCTATCTTAAATTAGATAGTCTAGTAGAAAAAACATGTAAAGATAAAACACTAGACCAAAAAGTAAACTTCATTGATAAAGTTGCACAACAAAAGATAGAACCATTTATAGAGAAATGTTTTAATGACTTGGCAGATTATACTAATGCATTTGAACAAAGAATGGTTATGAAACGAGAAGTTATTGCTGATAAGGCAATATGGACTGCTAAGAAAAGATATATGTTGCATGTATTAGATGATGAAGGTATCAGACTTACAAAACCTAAAATGAAAATTATGGGCATTGAGGCTGTAAAATCTTCAACACCAGAAGTTTGTCGTGGTAAAATTAAAGAAGCAATTGATATGATGATGACTAAAGACAATGATACACTAATCAAATTTGTTGCAGACTTTAGAGAAGAATTTAATCAGATGACACCAGAACAAATATCTTTTCCTAGAAGTTGTAATAACTTGAAAAAGTATAGAAGTTCAAAAGATATATTTGTAAAAGGCACACCGATACATGTAAAAGGTGCATTGATTTATAATCAGAAAATAAAAGAACACAAGATAGACCATATCTATCCAGCAATACAAGAAGGTGATAAGATTAAATTTATAAAACTAAAACAAAGAAATCCTTTTAAACATGATGTCATAAGTTATATTACAAAACTGCCGACAGAGTTTAATTTAAATGATTTTATTG